TTGTTCACGTTCACACCAAAGTACTTACCCTTGTTGATCACCAAAGTGATTGTGCTTGGAGCTGGAACTTCGTAAGCCAAGTTTTGGCCAACAGAGTAGCTGTTGATTGTGATCGAAGGGATGGTGTTGATGATGACAGTGTCACCCATACCAGTGATGTCGCCTTGCCAGTCAGTGTTAGCGATTTCGCCGAACACGGTGGCTGCGTAGAACTTCTGGGCCAACTTGCCAGACCAGAGGGCTGGAATGAACGAGCCAGAGTAAGCAGTACCGGAGTACGCTACTTGGCCGCCGGGGGTGTTGAAACCACCAGAGTTAATGGGATAGGCTGCTGCTGCGGTGATTGTAGACATGGAGGTCCTCTTTCAGTTAAAAAACGGTTTGGTTTGAACCGCCATGTCTAGGTTGCTTGCTTAGTAGCGAATGCGTCCTTCGACGGTGGCGGCATGGATATCTTTTTCAATCTGCACCGCTTCTGCCTCGTCGATGAACCCACGTCTCCATTCCGAGTAGAACGAGTCAATATCCTGTTGGGTATAAACACGCTTGTCCACGTTTGGATTTGTAGGAGCTGGCGACGTACGCGAGCGGGTCGGTGCTACTTGACGCTGAAGATCGGCACGGTTGTTCGACTGTTGCGCTGGTGGCGTTACAGACTTCTTGTACTGGTTAAAGATCGTGGCGGTACGGGCTGCATCCAGTGCTTCGTACGCGTTTGTGAGCGCGTATTGGCGGGGCATACCGTAAACGGGGTCCACTTCCGCTAACCAATTCAAGAAACCTTGGTCCACATTCAGGGCTTGCCAATCTGGTACTGCGGTTGTCAGAGAGCTTTCGTAGCGGTCCTTATCAGACACTACTTGGCGCTCAGTCACATTACCTAGCTTGCCCTTCAGTTCGGCGATCTCCGCGGTCAACTGGGCTTCAAGACTGCGGCTGCCCGCCATCTTTGCTTCAGTTGCTCGCTCAATCAAGTCGATCAAGTCGGAGCCAAATGCTTCTTTGTCTTGTTCAGTGATTAGAGACGGAGTCGAGGCCGGTACAGGTTGGGCTTGAGTTGCTTTGGCTACAGCTAGCTCAGAGGTCAGGCTGGTCAGTTGACCATTCATCTCTCGAACTTGTGCATATAGACGAGGCACCTCAGCGTCAAACTTGCCCTTCAGAGTGTGGTACTTCTGTTCCCACGTTTCTTCGGACACCGCTGGCTTCGCTTCTGGCTCTGGCGAGACATTCTGCGGTTGTGGTTCAGGATTAGGTTGAGGGTCTGTAATGATCGGTTCGCCAGTTTCCGGGTTAACGGGTTGGGTTCCATTCATGTTCGCGACAAGCGCGTCAGCTTCTTCAACTTGCTGTTGAACAGCACGAGGCAATGACATCTCTATCTCCTTCGCTCCGACTACGCTGGAGGGCTCCAGTTACGGTGTGCCCACTCACGCTTACGGTCAGCTACTACGGTTAATTTTTGATTCCAAGCGCCCTTGCGGGTAAGCTCTTCATCTACGGGTTTTAGTCAACAAAGTGCTACCTTCATCGACAAGGTCAAGGAAATCCTTGACCTGCAACGCCCGACCTTGCAGTCGGAGCATTTCATCTTTATCTCTTGCTTCACACAGGCGCATTAGCGTGTCTGCGTGCTGCTTTTGCATGAATTCTACCAGTGGTTGGAACTCTTGCGTTTTCAGTAGTGTAAGGCAACGAGCTACACGCTCGTCAACTCGCACCATTTTTATTTACACATGCCGTCAGTCTTCGCAGACTCTTGGGCCACTTCTTTGCCGCCGCGCTTCAGGGTAGCGAAGATGCCGCCGTCGGAGCCGCCGTTGCCTTGAGAGGCTGGGCCTTTAGACATGCCGTCGGTCTTGGCTGATTCTTGCTTGTACTCAGCGCCGCGCTTTTCCATTGGGTTGATTGCTTGCATGGGATTACTCCGTTAGGTTAATACGATTATGTACAACATTTTAGCGTTGTCAAGAGCCAACACCTTGCATTGGTGCAAAGTTATTGGTGACTGGTGCACCGTTTTCAAGTGTAGCACCGGGTCGAGCGTTTGGCGGAGTACCGCCGGCGGCGGCTTGGCCACCTTGTTGTTCAAGCATGGCTTGCTGTTGTTGAGCCGCTTGCTGCTGTTGCTGTTGCTGTTGCTGTTGCTGCATACGTGCTTTGATGATCTCCACCGGAGGCACGATGTTGTCTGGGTTCAAGTCCAGCGTCTTGGCCGACTGGCGTAAGAGCTCCGCGATGCCTTCCATGCCGACGATCTGTTGAGTGATCGGGTTAGACAGGGCAATCTGCAAGAACTGGTTCTGCCGCATCTGAGCCTGCTCCTTGACCAACAATGAGGTCGCGCCGCGTGCAACGATGTTGACGTCGCCCTTCAAGTCTGGGTCGTCACCGTAACGCATGTTGTAAAAATACAACCGTTCGATAGCCAGACGAATGACGTTCTCGTCGATGTTCGCAATCACCTGCTTGATGGACTTGCCCGCGTTGGACATCATCATGCTCATGCCGGAGGCTGTACGGCCCGCGCCACCTGCGGCGCTGTCGCCAGTCATGTACTTGGGAATACCCGTGTATTCATCAGCCAGCGTAGAGAACTTCTCATACACAGCCATGAGTTCACCGGACAAGCTCGACGGTTGGAAGAACTGCATAGGAGCAGCGCCGCCGGCCATCGGGTCGGAAGTAACTTGCCATACTTTCCATGGGTACATCTGTGTGATGTTCTCGCCCTGAGGTAAACGGTCAATGTTGTAGACCACCTGAGGACCAGACGCAATGGACATGTTGTTCACCAACGCCCGAGCGGCAGCGTTACAGATGTCTTGCGCATCGCGGCACAAATCAGCAACAGAGTTACCCCAATACGCTCCCGGAACTTCTTCATAGGATGCCTTGTAGTATGGTTTGCGGCCCAGCGGGTCCGAGTTGATAACGGCCTTGATGACCCACGTACCAATGACCCAAGCCTCGATGGGGTAGTCCATCAGAGGGTCTGGAACTTCTTCCTCGGTCATGCCCCAGTCGCGCAGGAGCTGGCCTTGTACGTTGCCCCAATACTGGAGAGCGTCGATCAACTGCGATGGGTTCTGTTGCACGCCCATGGTTGACTTGCCTTCAGCCGCAGCCTTGTTCATGTCAACGTAAATCCAGTCGCGCAGGCCGCCCTTGCCGTACTCTTCAAGCACCATGCGGATAGCGCCGTCGCTGTAGCCTTCAACGCCAAGTAGAGCCTGCAAGTCAGCGCGTGCGAGTTTGTGTCGTTCGATCAGAGCGCCGTCATCAACATTCGATGCGTCAGCTGCGGGGTAGATATTGAATGGGTCAACGCGTTCCCACTCAAGGCACAGCTCATCTTGTACGTCGAGTGAGTACTGGCCATCTTGCGATGGAACCCACTGCATCTTAGGACGCTTGCGGACCACTGGGCCTTTGATGAATGCTGCGGGGAATGTGGTGATGTCGTCGAGGAAGTCGCTGAACGCTTTGCTCCAGTTGCCTTCTTGGAGCTGGTCAGTCATCTTGACTTCCATGCGATTAGCCGTGCGGCCCGCCATGTCTTTCAGGTGAGACATGGCCATGTCCTTCATCTCAAGCAAGCGCTCGCGCACCTGTTGGTCTGTAGGTGGCTGTCCTGCTGCGTAAAGCTGCATGACCTCCTGTTGAGCCTGCTGCATGATGCTCTCAACTTGGTTTGGTGGCAAGTCAGGAATCGCACCGGGCTTGATTGTCCAAGGCTTCTCATCAGAAGCAGTTACTAACGTGTCGCGCAACCAGCTCGATGCAGCACGGCACTTGTTCGAAGTTAACATCATAAAAATGGTCGAACTGCCTTGCTCCCGAAGCTGAGCGAGCTTATCGGGGTCATACTCTCCGCGACGTGCGCGAACAGACTTGAGCATTTTGATTTCTGAAGTCATCTGCTTCGCTGTCATAGCACTCATCCACGTTTTGCGGATGTAGCCGGCGAGAGCTTGAACTACAGGCTGGGAGTTCTGCTTCTGAGCTTCTATTCGTTGCTCGTCTTGCAGTGCCTTCAGAGATTTAATCGTGACCATACCACCCGTGGTAACAGTACCCGGGGCGTTTGAATTGGTAATGTTCAAGCCAAGTTGCATATGTGCGTCACTTTGTGCGAATGGGAATACTATGGCACAGTTTCAGTATCAGGTCCATACATAGTTGGATTTCTGTACCGCTACTGCCTTACGAGCCCAAACATCGCCTGTGACGTTTCCATCTGCGTGCAGACACGCGTACTGATGGGCATCTGCAATGTGGGAGTGCGAATTTTTTTCAGGTGTGTCATCTGTTTCGCCGTTCTTGCGGATTTTATACCTATATCCGCCCCGAAGTGCAGCAATTAAATTTGTACAGCTCGGGTCGATCAAATGCCCGGGTTTACCGTCCACCGTCCGGGTAAGGAATTTATCCACTGCGTTGACCCGAGAAACAATACTGTTTGTCTTGGCTGGGATGACTCGGAACCCCTCTTGTTTGAGAATGTCGAATACCGAGCGCTCATCAGTCTGAGCCCGCTGCGTGCCAGCAGGGTCACCGATAACAATGACGTTCATGCCCGGGAACCGGTTAGCTAGCAAGGGTTTTAGCTTTTCCCGAATAAAACGCACCTCCCCCATACCATCTGACGTCAGGTCTGCAAAAGTGAGCAGCCTACCCTGAGCATCGACTTGGCTAATCGTGCAAGACGGCGTAAGCCCAAAGTCGTGCCCAATTATGAGTGGGTGGGTCTGGAGTTTGATGTGATTTAGTGGTTGCTTGGAGACATGGATGCTTCGGTCAAACGCCTTAAATACTGGCTGGCCCGAGAGAGAACGCCCCCAGTGGCCGTGGATATACACGTCAATCCAGTCTTCAGACTTACCAACAATCAAGTCTTCATAGTAATTGGATGGTAGATGTTGTACCCAGTCTGCTTCTTGGCTCAACCCAGACGGCTGGATTGTCACATGAACTTTTTCTTCGTCGTAGTCGGACAAATGTTTTTCCCAAAACGAATCAGCGTCAGCGGGGTTAGTTGCCCCCCAGACCTTCTTCATCTGGTTACCGTCATCATCTACGCACCCTTGAATGGGGTTGCCTTTTTCATCCACCCCCCACTCAGGGCGGTGCGGCACTAACATGCCGTTTGGGTATCGCCCGAGGCGACCCGTCAGCGCATCGTACACGTCTGGGTT